TTCTTTGAGATCGCGCAGCAGTACACCGACGAGAACCTGCCGCGTGAGTTCGAGGCGGCGTTGCGCGGCGTTGCTGTTCGGTTCGCTGCGAGGCGCTGATGAATGCACCAAAGTGGTGCGTCGCGGGTCCTCCCGGGGGTGCCCCCGTCAGAGGGTAATTCGAGCCTCGTACTCGCTCTATATACGGGCATTTTTCACGACTTCCGTTTCCGGTTCCGGTTGGGTATCGCATGGCAACTCAGATCGAAGTGGCGAAGCACCTCGATCTCAGTGATCGCCAGGTGCGCAATCTCATCGCAGACGGTGTGCTGCCTGGCTCCAAGGGCAGGGGCGGGTTCGACGTGGATGCATGCCGGCTGGCCTATATCCGCTATCTACGAGGACTTGGAAGCGCTCAGGTCAAACCGGAAACGGCCCCTGACTCTGGCGACATTGATCCGCTGATCGAATACCGACTCACTCAGGAGCGCCTGCGGCTTACTGCGGCTCAGTCCGAGGCTCAGGAGCTAAAGAACGAAGTAACCAAGAAGCGGCTGATACCCGCTGAGTTCATCACCTTCGCTTTCGCAAAATTCATTCCGGCCGCCGGTTCGATATTCGATACGGTGGTCATGACACTGCGTCGCCGTCACCCCGATCTCACTCCTGGGCAACTCGACTCGATTAGCCGAGAGCTGACAAAGGCGCGCAACACTATCGCCCAGGCGGCAGATCGCCTACCGGAGTGGCATGACGAGTTTATCGACAGTGCAGATTGAGGCCTGCCAGGCTGCTATGTCAGCCGGCTTACTGTCTCTGCGCCGAGACGCGCCTCAGACTCCTGTGGCATGGGCTGACGATAATTTTTACCTGTCCAGCGAATCTTCCTACCAAGAAGGTCGCTGGGAGACGCTTCCCTACCAGGTTGCGATGCTCAACGCCATGGGCAACGACGAGATTCGAATCGTCAACGTGATCAAGTCCGCTCGCGTCGGCTACTCCAAGATGCTGCTGGCGGCCTCGGCTTACCAGATTGAGCACAAGCGTCGGCATATCGCGTTCTTTGTGCCAGATGATGGTAGCGCCGACCTGTTCATGAAGTCCGAGATCGAAACCATGATCCGGGACGTTGGAGCCGTCCGCGCGCTGGCGCCTTGGTGCGGCAAGAAGAGCCGGGACAACACGCTCGACATCAAGAAGTTCAGCCATGGAAAGCAGTTGTGGTGCCGCGGCGGTAAGGCAGCGAAGAACTATCGAGCTATTTCTGCTGACACTGTCATCTATGACGAATTGGCAGCCTTCGATCACGACATCGATAAGGAGGGGTCTCCGCTCGTCCTGGGTGACAAGCGGATTGAAGGCTCGACTTTTCCGAAGTCGATCAGGGGCAGCACGCCTAAGCTGCGAGGCCCAATCGATCGAGGCGGTTGCCAGATTGAGGGTGCTGTCCAGAAATCGCCACACTTGCTGCGCTATCACATTCCTTGCCCTCACTGTGGCGCTGAGCAGTATTTGAAGTGGGGCGGCAAGGATTGCGCCTATGGCATCAAGTGGGACCCTGAACAGCCGGAAGATGCCTGGTATGTGTGTGAGGCTACCGGCTGCCTGATCCGTTACTCAGAGGCGCTTGAGGCGCAGTACAAGGCGCGCTGGATTTGCGAAAAGACTGGAATCTGGACCCGGGATGGTTTCGACTTTTTCGATGTGGAGGGGGCGCCGATTCCTACCCCAGAGTCCATCAGCTTCCACATCTGGACAGCCTATAGCTTCTTTGTGGCCTGGGGTCGGATTGCACAGGACTTCCTTCAGGCGAAGGGTAGTCGCAGCGACCTGAAGACCTTCGTCAACACAACCCTTGGCGAGACATGGGAGGAAGACCAGGGCGAGCGCGTCGAGTGGGACGTGCTGCTTGGGCGTCGCGAGGTCTGGCAAGGCGAGATCCCGGCCCAGGCGGTGATCCTCACTGGCGGCGGCGATACGCAGGATGATCGTTATGAGGGGAGAGTCTGGGCATGGGGGCCTAACGAAGAGTGCTGGCTGGTTTATCGCTTCGTGCTGATGGGTGATCCAGGTGGTGAAGAGCTGCGCCGCAAGCGCGATTTGGAACTGCACCGCCAATTCACTCGGAGCGATGGCCTCGTGATGAAAGTAGAGCGCTGGTGTTGGGATGCTGGCGGCCACTACATCGATCAAGTCTGCGACGACAGCAAGAAGAACGGCTTGCTTTGGATGATCCCCATCATCGGCGCACCGGTTTACGGCAAGCCGATCGCCAGCTTCCCCACGAAACGCAACAAGCGAGGCGTGTACCTGACAACCGTCGGTACGGACAACGCCAAAGAGCTGTTCTACAGCCGCCTACGACTGCCATTGGATGTGTCGAAGTCCCAGGCAGGCATTACCCAGCCCCAGGTAATCCATTTGCCGGCAAACGACCTTATTTGCGACGAGATGGAGGTCAGGCAACTGACCTCCGAAAGCAAGGTGCTCAAGGTCGTCAAGGGTGTACAGCAGTATCGCTGGGACAATCAAGGGCGCCGCAACGAAGCGCTGGACTGTTTCGTGTACGCCCTGGCCGCGTTGCGAATCAGCCAGCAACGTTTCGGCCTGGACTTGGAGAGGTTGGCCGCTGCGGGAGTTGAGGCGCTATCGCCAACTACGGATGAGCGCCCGCGGGTGCAGTCCTCTTACTGGAAGAAAGCGTGATGACCTACACCCTGGAACAATACCGAGCCCTGAAAGGGGCGGTGGCGGAGGGGGCGCTTTCGGTTCGTTATGCGGATCGCAGCGTCACCTACCGGTCGATTGAAGAGATGCTGCGTATCCTCCGGTTGATGGAGGATGAACTGGGCCTTTCTGCGAACAACGACGGCGGACGCCGCTACACCTCTTTTTCGAAAGGCTACTGACATGAGCGTGTTCGAGACTTGGTTTCCCGGCCTGGCCGCGAGACGCGCCGAGCTGCGCCTGAAGAAAATTCGCGCGGAGCTTTCGGCGGGTCTGCTGACTCGACGTTTCGAGGGAGCCACGGGCGGTCGGCGCAATGAAGGTTGGCGCTCGGCGGGGACCGATGCCAATGCCGAGAATGCCCCGGCGCTTGGGCTACTGCGCAACCGTGCACGGGATCTGCGCCGAAACAACCCTTATGCCGAGCGGGCGGTGACGGGGATTGCTGACAACGTGGTGGGTGCGGGGGTGGTACCCCGGCCCATGGCGCGCAGTGATCGAGCCAACAACAAGCTGGGCGCGCTATGGCGGGCCTGGGCCGAGACGTTGGCCTGCGACGCCGACGGGTTGGAGAACTTTTATGGCCTGCAGCACAAGGTCATGGAGGCCATTGTCGAGGCGGGCGAATGCCTGGTCCGACGGCGGAAGCGCTTCAGTAGCGATGGCTTGCCCGTACCGATGCAACTGCAAGTGCTGGAAGCGGATTTTCTCGATGAAGCGCGCAGTGGCAAGAATGGCAAGAACGAAATCATTCAGGGGGTGGAGTTCGATCCGGTTGGCCGACGGGTTGCCTACTGGCTGTTCGACGAGCATCCCGGCAGTACGCTGGCCATGCGCTCGCTGGAGTCGAGGCGCATTCCCGCCGAGGACGTGATTCACGTCTTCCTGTCCAAGCGCCCGGGGCAGGCGCGCGGCTACAGCTGGCTGGCGCCGGTGATGCAGCGCATGCGCAGCTTCGACGAGATGGAGGACGCGATCATGGAGCAGGCGAAGATCGCGGCGTGCTTCGCGGCCTTCGTCACCAAGGATGAGTCGATCACGGGGCTCGAACGAAAGAGGCCGCCGCTGATCGAGCGGATGGAACCCGGGCTGATCCAGGAGTTGGGGACTGGCGAGAGCGTGAGCTTCGCGGCGCCGCCGGTCTTCAACGGCTACTCCGCCTATTCGTGGCAGGCCCTGCATGCGATTTCCGTGGGGCTTGGAGTGCCGTACGAACTGCTGGCCGGCGACCTGAAGGGCGTCAACTTCTCTAGTGGCCGGATGGGCTGGCTGCATTTCGCCCGGCGGGTGGATGTATGGCAGTGGCGGATGCTGATTCCGCAACTCTGCGAGCCGGTCTGGAAGTGGTTCATGGAGGCGCAAGCGTTGCTGCCTGGCGGCGTCTTGGAAGACGCCTTGTCTGAATGGGTACCGCCGCGCCGGGACATGGTGGATCCGAGTGCCGAGGTCAGCGTGATCAAGGATCGCCTGCGCCTTGGCCTGATCACACCAGACGATGCGCTGCGCGAGATGGGCTACACCGACCCGGACGATGTGCTGACCCGTTATGCCGCCCACCTGTCGAAGGTGGATGAACTCGGGCTGGTCTTCGACTACGACGCGCGCAAGGTCTCCAACGGGGGCCAGGCGCAAGCCAAACCGCAGGGGAGCAATTCCCAGCAAGCACCTGAAGAGACTTCAAAAGATGACGGAAATGACCCAGACGCATGAGACGCCGATGCTGAGCCTGCGCGCCGCGGTGCGGCCGGGCTCCGTCGATATCGAGAACCGAACCGCTGAACTGACCTGGACTACCGGGGCGAAGGGGCGGCGCTGGTCCTGGGATATCGGCGCATATATGGAAGAACTGGAGGTGACGCCCGAGGCGGTCCGGTTGGACCGGCTGAACAACGGCGCGCCGTTCCTGAACACCCACAGCGCCTGGGAGTTGGGTGACGTGGTTGGCGTCGTCGAACGCGCCTGGCTGGAAGGGGGAGCGGGGCACGCACTGGTCCGCTTCAGCAAGCGCGAGGATGTCGAGTCGATCTTCCAGGACGTGCGCGACGGGATCCTGCGCAATATCAGCGTGGGCTATTCCGTCCATCGCTACGAGTTGATCGAGGCCCCTGACGACAAGCTTCCGACCTACAGGGCAGTGGACTGGGAGCCAATGGAGCTCTCCCTTGTGCCGATTGGATTCGACGATGGGGCGAAGGTGCGAAACGCCAAGACTCCTGCCGACTACCAGGGCCAACGTTTCACCACCCTTTTCGAGACCCGGGAGGCCGAGACGCCGACCGAACAACCGGCCGCCGTGGCCAACCCAAGAGAGGAAAATGCAATGACCGAAGAAGAGAAACGCGCGGCCGAGGAGTCGATTCGCCGTGAAGCCGCCGAGGCTGAGCGCAAGCGCTGCCTGAGCATCCGCCAGATGGCGCGCAAGGTGGGGCTGGACGAGGACGTGGCGGAGGACTTGATCTCGCGCGGCGTGGCCCTCGAGCAGGCCAGCGCCGAGCTGATCGACAAGCTGGCCGAGCGGCAGCAGTCCGAGCAGCCGGAAAGTCGTAGCGCGCACGCCGGCGTGACCAGCGATATCGACCTGTCGGTCGTTGCCGCCAAGCGCGAGGCGATGCAAAACGCCCTGCTGCATCGCTGCAACCCCAAGGTGAAGCTGGAGGAGGCCGCCCGCGAGTTTCGCGGCATGCGCTTGATCGACATGGCCCGCGAGTCCGTGGAGCTGGTTGGGGGGAAGGTCCGCGGTCTGACCCCGCAGGAAGTGGCGCGCGCCGCCCTGGGCTGTGACCGCCAGGCGTTCCGGGCAGCGGGCATGCACACCACCAGCGATTTCCCGCTGCTGCTGGGTAGCACCGTGAACCGCACCCTGCGCGATGCCTACGCGCTGGCGCCGCAGACCTGGCGCCCGCTCGGCCGCCAGACCACCGTCCCGGACTTCCGCGAGGTCACCCGCGTGGCGCTGGGCGATATCGCCGCGCTGGAGAAGGTCAGCGAGCACGGGGAGTACAAGTACGGCTCCCTGGGCGAAGAAGGCGCGCCGATCAAGGTGGCCAAGTTCGGCAAGATCATCGCGATCACCTGGGAGGCGATCGTCAATGATGATCTCTCGGCGCTGACGCGTATTCCGCAGGCGCTGGGCGCGGCGGCGGGGCAGACCGAATCGAACCTAGTGTGGGATCTGCTGCTGGGTAATCCGGAGTTCGTCGATGGAGAGGACCTGTTCTCGGGTGCGCACGGCAACGTCGCCGCCAGCGGCGGCCCGATCAATACCGCCACACTGGCGGCCGCTCGTGCCGCGATGCGCAAGCAGAAGTCCAAGGCCGGGCATTTCCTCAACCTGGCGCCGGAGTTCCTGGTGGTGGGGCCGGACAAGGAGCTGGAGGCCTTCCAGTTCACCAGTTCCAACTACGTGCCGGCGAAGAACGCCGACATCAACGACAGCCGCAACGCCTCGCTGACGGTGATCGTCGATGCGCGCATTACGGGCAACCAGTGGTACCTGTACGCCGCGCCGGGCGTCGTTGACACCTTTGAGTATGCCTACCTGGAAGGCGAGCAGGGCGTCTTCACCGAGACCCGCGAGGGGTTCGAGGTGGACGGCATGGAGATCAAGGCGCGGCTGGTCTTCGGCGCGGCCTGGATCGACTACCGCGGGGCCTACAAGAACGCCGGTAACTGATCGGCAGAGTCAAGCTGAAGGGCGCCACGGGGCGCCCTTTGTGTTTCTACGAACTCCTTGCGAGGTAAATCATGAAGACCTTCATCCAACATGGCGACATGCTCACCGTCCCCGCCCCCGCTGGTGGAGCAGTATCGGGCAAGCTGTACAAGGTCGGCGCCATCCTCGGCGTCGCCGCAACCACCGTCACCGATGGGCAGCCCGTCGAGTTGAAAACGACCGGCGTGTTCGAGCTGCAGAAGGTGGCCGCCCAAGCGTGGGTCGTGGGTGATCCGCTCTACCTGGACGCAGCCAGTGGCGATCTGACCAATGCGCCTGGCGCGGGCCTGGTCTTGGTGGGGCTGGCTACCGAGGCGGCAGCAAATCCCTCCGCGGTTGGCCGCTGCCGGCTCAATGGCGTTTCGGCTCCAGCGGCTGAAGGTGCAGGAGGCTAGTCCCATGGGCTGGGCGAACTGGCGGGATCGCCTACATCAGACGGTAATGAAGACTTTCACCGATGGGCGGGCGACTCACCAGAGCGCCTCGGGCGCGCCACCGTCCTGCGGCTTCGAGGTCATCATTGATCACAACCTGATGATGACGGGTCCGGAGGGCATGTTTCAGACAGACAAGATCGGGATCAGTTGGCGCAAGATCGATCTGTCCGGCGCGAGTCGGGGTGACGTGTTCATCGTGGGTGGTCAGCGCTTCATGGTTGAAGAGATGGTTGCGGACGATGGGCACATCCTGACCGCCGCCTGCAGGAAGGACCTATGCTGAAACCCAACGTCTTGACCGTGGGGCGACGAGCGTTGCTGGCGCGCCTGCAATCCATCACGCCGGCCAACGGCTACCGCACGGATGCCGGTACCCGTGTGCTCTCCGGCTGGTTCAACGAACTGATCAAGGAGTGCAGGCAAGGCTTCCCGCTGATCGTCGTTCAGCCGACCAAGGAGCAGCCGCCTGAGCATCTCGACGCCGGCGTTCGCTTCCATCGCGGCTTCGACGTGGTAGGCGCGGTGCAAGGCGGGTATGACCACTATGAAGAGGCCCTGGAGGATCTACAGCTAGACCTTCTGGCGTGCCTGATGCCTGCCCCCAAGGGGCAGTTCCTGCGCTGGCTGCCCCGAGAGCGCGGCATTACCGGGCTTGCGTTGGGGGCGCCTGAGCCGTACCCGCCGGGTGATGGAGTGGCCGCTGCCGTGATTCGAATCCCTGTCTATCTGAAAACCATCATCGAGGGGTAACCCATGAAGAGCGATCCCCAGGTGCCGGCCACGGTCGACGCCGCGCCTCCGGCTGCGCTGAACAAAGCCGTCGAGGTCACCCTGGCCAAGGTGCATTGGCACCAAGGCAAGGAGAAGGCGGCCGGCGAAAAGATCAACGTCAGCCCTGACCAGGCTGAATTCCTGCGCCGCGAAGGCGTGATCAAGAAGGAGGCCTGATATGGCTATCGAGAAAG